CTGCATACATAGCAGCAGAAACAACACCAACTAGTGGACCAGTTTCGCCTGCTGCACGGATAGTTCCAACTGCTTTCAAGATTTCGTTAACAGTCAAAGTGCTGTCAGTAATTTCTTGTTCAGTTAGGGCACCAATTGCAGCCATTACATCAATGTCAAACTTAGACTGGATAGCGTTACCAAGAACACGACCAGTTTCTTGTGGATCAATGCCACCTAAATCACGCATTACGTGACGAGCTGCATAAATGTTTGCACTAATAGTAACACTAGTGTCAGTAACAGTTAGTGCAGTGAAATCATCAACTGCGCCTGGATCTGCTGAACCAAGTTTTTCAGCAGTTACAGAACCCATTACAGGAATCTGTGCAGTAATTGAACCCGCTGGTAGGTTTACCATTGGAATTAGTTCTCCGCCCAAGAACAAGCTGTTCTCGTGAGCAGTGTATACTGTAGCCGCTTTAGTATTGACTACAAGACTTTCTAAGTCATATGCTGTATTAAAAGCCATTTTAATTCTCCTCTAAAAATATTGGCATTAAGCTAAGAGGCCCTTACGTTTTGCCTCTTTATATAATTGTCTATGTTGAGGATTTGTTAAATCAAGCGATTTCAAATCTACGTCACCTGCAGTTTTACCAGGTTGAACACTATTCATAGTGTTGGTTGTGCTTGGTGCGGCAGCTACAAAATGCGGATTTTTAGTTAGAAATTCTTCAACTAAAGCCTCTACTTTGAGAGGATTGCCTGAATCATCGTATCTAACAGCACCACTGCTGTCTAGCACTTCTGCTTCACCACTTTCCCCAAGGCGAACCTGATTCCTTAGCAGGCTTTGTACCTGTTCTGGATTCACACTCTTAAACTTTGCTGCTGCATTTAACAACGGCGTATTCACCTTGTAATCTTCAATAATAACGTCTCTGCGCTTAATTTCATCATCCTTCTTAGAAGCAAGTTCTTGTAGAGTTTTTTCAAACTCTCCACGCTTGAGTTGTTCTTCTTGTCTGCGTTTTTCTTCCGCTTCCTTAAGAGCTTTTAACTCGCCTGGATCCCCAAGTTCCTCATATGGTTTAAGAAGTTTACGCTCTAAGCTGCCACGCATACGTGCCATCATATTGTCTACTTCTTCTTGGGTATAAGTCTTTACTTCTTGTGCCTGACTTTCATTTGGTGTAGTGTCAGTTACTACTTCTTCTTGTGCCAATGTTTCTTCACGGTCCATTGTTAACCTCGCCTCCTTTTAGAGTAAAAATAATTAAATTGACAATCATCTGTCAACTATATTTATAAGTATATTTAGCATCATATTGCAAAATAGGTTATCTACTACTTTTCCTGCGTTTCTTAACTATTCTTGGCTTATAAGTGCCTCTTTGTATGCCCATTCCTTTGTTAAAACTATTAGAATGTGGACTGCGTGTTCTGCCTCCACTTCTGGCATATCTAAAGCCTGCTCTGTGCCCTCCACAGTCAGTTTTACAAACGCTTCCCCTAAACTTTGCCATTTCGTGCCCTCTCTAATTTGGCTCTGTCCTGTTGTATAAACACAGGCACTGGTGTACTATTGTAACTAAAGTCTGGATGGCTCCAAAGCCACTCTTCATGCTGTCTAGTTCTATTAAATCTGTCTGACATCTTTTTTAGTTGTCTAGGATTATGTTTAGGTGCAATGTAGAGTATAGCTTGACGAGAACCTAAGTCTATTATGTGGCTACGCCAATTAGTTATTTGAATTTCTCTTTTCTTCCAAGCTGCCCAACTCCAAGGGCACACTGTTTTAATACTATAAAAGTATTCTTCCCAATCAACCGCGACGTCCGCCACGTGAACCTTTTTTCTTTTTCTTTTTCATCGCCATAGTTACCGCCCTCCCTTGTTTTTCTGCTGCTGCACGGGTAGAATATATCTTACCCGTTGTTCCCCATCTGTAACCACTGCCTACTTTACGTACTGGCATAGTTATTCTCCAGGGTGTATCCAACCTTGAGCTGCTAACTCTAGGTGTTCTTGCTTAGTCATTGCTACACGAGTTTCATTAGTAGCAGGATTCATCATGATGTGAGGTTCAAAATAATCATCATCATATTCTTCGTCTTCACCTAACCATTCTACAACTTTTTTAGCAACTGCTTTCTGTACTTGTTTGTCCATTGGTGCTGCTTCACTTGCAGTTTTAAGTTGCTGTACTTCTGATCCAGTATCTCTAATGTTAAAGCTACCAGGATAGTCAATGCTTCCTGTCCAAACAACGCCCGTGTATTCTGCAAACAACTTCCACATTTGCTCTTCTGCAAGTTCTAGATTGTCTGCTTTTTCGCTTAGTTTAGCATTAAGTAATTGGAATTCCGTCTCCATGGCTACGCCACTCATAGTACGGCTTTCTGTTGCACGTACTGCTCCTGTATTTGCCATTTTGTCAATTGATTCTACTTTGCTTTGTATTGCTGCAAGTATCTTGTCAACACCAGCACCAGAGAATTCAAGCAAGTATGGTTTTAGTCCTGGATCAATGTTTTCTGGAATATGAATAAGTGCGCCGCTGCCTGTGCCTACGTTTGTTTCTGGTGTAGCTACTAGGCTTGGATGGGTGTCCATTTGAATTGATTGCATAATTTCAGAAGTACCATTATAGATAAACTTTTGCATATCTGCAATGTCTGCAATATCACTTACGCCTAATCCACGTTGAATACCTTTCTTATTGTATACACATACAGCAGGTATTTTACCTAATTCATTAGGTTCTTCATACTGGTCCATTATGACATCATTTTCAGTATCTACTACAGTAGTAGTAATAATTTCTGGTGTCCATTCTTTTACAGTTTGAATTTGTCCATTAACATCTTCTAGATATTTGAAATAATTTAATTGGTATCTTCCTACCATATCGCGCTGGTATTCCCAATCAAGCACAACCAAAGGAGTCAAGTAACTTACATAAGGACGCACACCCAATGCTTGTTCTTCTGCTCTTGTCATTGCACCTGTGTTGGCTTTTGTTACCATAATGTAGCAGTGTCCAAACACACTTGCCCATGTGCTTACATCTTTCATAAATGCATCAAGACTACGCCCGTCAAAGTCTGCATCACGCAGAAACTCTTCTATTTCTGGTGCGTTTTCTAGTGTGCCATACTCTCTGTATGGTTCTTGTCTAAACAAGAAACTGTTGTACACACTAATAACACTTTGACAATGGTTATCTAATGGTGTTTGGTACAGTCTTGCCTGGTATTCACGTTCTGTTTCTAACTGGTAGCGGACTAAGTGTCCTGCTCTACGATATTCTTCTCCGCCAATATAACTTTCTAGTAAATATTCCCATATTGGCTGGTATGTATTGTAAGTATTGTTGCCTGCAACTGCTTGTTGTACGGCATTAGATAGTGTTTCTATTTGATCCATTGGTGCGTCCTAGTATATTTTAGCTCCCCAACGTTGTGGTTGTTGCGGTTGTATGTTTTTTCTAATTGGAAATAGATACGCAACGCAATAACTCAAGGCGTCAAATATATGATCGTACCCTGAATCTTTATCTGGTATCTGAGTTCCTTCTTTATACGTATATTTTTCCAAACTCTCTATAGTATATTTAGCCTTAGGGTTAATATAGAGGTGAATTTCTTTGTTTGCATCGCATAAACGTGCATTTAGTGCGTTAATTCTGTCCCTAACAGCGTCATGTTTGCGTGGTGCTTTAACAATAAACCCAGCATTTTCTAGTATAGTATGGTCCGTTTGCCCATTTGCACTAGTTTTTCTAGCTGAACCAGCAGGATCTGGAAAGCAAAATATCTTTGAACGTGGATATCTGTTTACTATTTCTTCTGCCATCTCTGTTGTGTTTGAATTGTGCATAACAATTTCATCTATTATATACAAATTGTCACCTTGACGTACAGCAATAGTAGCTGCACAGGGGTTTACGTTAAAGTCCATGCCCACCATTAGTTGACTTATGTCTGGATTTTTAAGTTCTTTAAGATGCAATTCTCTTTCAAATGTATACGCAATACGTCCTTCATAGCTTTCAAATGTTGCCATAAACTCCTGGCGGAATTGTCTTTCACTCATATCAGCACGGGCTTGTTCTATTTCTTCTGCACTAACACGCCCACCATCTAGTGTAGTAAACTGAAAGCTATTCCATATGTCTGGCTGTTCTTGCTTCATGTTGTACAAGTCATAACTCCAATTGCCTTTGCCCTTGGGTGTGCCAATAAACAATGCGCTACCTTGTTGATCCGCAAGTGCAGGACGTATTACTTCTGTCCAAGCATTAGGAGGTATTTCTGAAACTTCGTCAAGTACTACATAAGAGATTGACGAGCCACGCAAACTGTCATAGTTCTCTGCACCTTTAAGACTTATTGTGCTTCCATTCTTAAGTTCAATGCTAAGTTCACTTTCATTTATCTTAGCAACCCAACGCAAGTCTAGCAATTTGTTCTTAAGAGGTTTCCAAACAATCATCTTGGCTGCACGATAACTGCTTGTAATGTACCAAATGTTTTGCATAGGGTTTCTTGCCCTATAACACATTTCTCTTATAGCAAGATATGTTTTACCAAAGCGTCTGCCACAGATAGCAACTTTGAAACGGTGTTCATCCTTGGCTATTTGTGCTTGTGCTTTGCTTAGTTTCATGTAATATTTTACCTAGTTCTTTATACAGTTCTGTAATATCTTGGCTTTGCCCACCTAGATGATTTGCAATACTTGTGTGCTGATTAGCAAGCTCTTGAAAGAAACGTTCTAGTTGCAGTTGTCTATTGTTTAATCTAACAACTTCTTCAGATAGTTCTTCTAACAGTGCAAGTGGATCAAAGTCTGGATCTATCAAAATTAATTCCTCTTTAATTCTCTATATTCGTTTGCACGTTTTAGATATGTCATTCTATCTACTACTTCACAGTTGTACAATGTCCAAGGCTGTTCAGGATTTATTCTACACAAACAGAAATCATCCTTGCCTCTACCTCTAGACAGCCATTTGTCATTGGGCCATAATTCTTGCCA